ATATCCAAGATATGCCTTGGGAATCTTTAGAGCAGAAAAGAGCTTCTTCTGGATGTATTGGACGTCTTCGATTGCTGCTGCATTAGTACCTCCCGTCAGGTTCTCGATCTTGGTGCCTGTCTGACCACCTCGAACTGGTAGGAAGTAGTCCTCATCAACTGACATGGGGTTATATCGCAGGTCGACGCGGCCCGTGTTCCTGTCGATGACCTGGTTCTTCTTTAGAGTTGACTGGACCTGCTCCATGTAGTTAGGAATCTCTTCCGGCGGAACGTTACCGACGTCAACGTAGAACACGCGGCGATCTGGTGATCTAACGATTCGATAGACAAGCATCGAATCCTCGATCAAGATGAGCTGGCGCCAGATGCGTCGCGCTGCTTCTAGTACTGAGGTACCGTACGGCAAAAATGCGTCGTTGCCCAAGATCCTAAAATGGCTCACCTGCCAGTTTTGCAGGACCTGGTTGCCTTGTGTAACCCAGCGATAGCGAACAGCGAGAGGATCATTCTTATCGAACCCCTCCTCACGCTCGATCTCGTTGACAGCAATTGGGAAAACGTTGATGACACCGTGCTCAGGAGAGACATCGTTGAACAGGAAGAAGTCACCGTACTTACACATGTTCCTCGCCCAGGAGGTCATGTTGAAGTTGACGTTAAGTGTGTCATAAAAAAGCTCGTTCAAGAGCTTCTGGATCTGTGCATTCTCGGAATAGATGTGAACAATGTTACCCTTTTCATCAGGTGACACTGACTCCTCAGCGTAAATGTCAAGAGCAGATGCTATCTCGGGTGTGTATTCCATCTCCTGGAAGTCAGAGTAGCGTGCCATACGGTCGTATGTTCCGTACGCGCTCATTGCCGTGCTATAGACGTTTGACTGCGTCTTCCTGAAGAGCTCGTACGCTGATGTATTCTGCTCACTAGGCTTGTATTCTTTTACTCTTCGCTTAACGACAGGACCACTCCTGAAGAGAGAGGTCAGCCGATTGAAGATATTATCGTTTTTTGCCATTTTATCCCTTGTAGACCCAACTAAATTCGGGTGGAATGAATGTGCCCATAGCACGTTGGCCGCCTGTGACAAGGTCACGCTTGGCTTGAACGTTTCTGATGTGCTCGTTCCTTATAATACTATTGGCCGCGCCATTGAAGTTATTAGAATTAACTGACATTGCGGCTAACATTGCTTTATTTAGAACGTCAGAGTCGCGTGAATGTTCGGCAGACGCATCATATAGCCAGCATCCGATCGCCATTGACATGACGAGGTCATCATTTTCACCCTTCATGGCAGATGCCTTGTTGTCTTGCCATACGAATGTCTTCAGCTCATCATAAAAACGAGATGAATAGGAGAGTATCTGCTTGTTTCTCAGAAGCTCTTCGAGTTTAGTGAGGATCAAACCCCTGGTCTTGCCGCTTGTGTTGAACCCGGCTGTGTCTGTGTTACCGTGGGGTATATAATCGCCGATATAGACGGCAGTGCTCTTTTGGTAATACATCTTCGGGTAGTTAAGATCACGCAGACGAATGATGGTTGCATACCCAAACGAGTTATTTTCAGGGCACATAAGCGCCTTGTTATACTTTAGACCATACTCGTTGAGCAAGTCACCGAACCTGTCAGGTGCAATCTTACCCTTGTACTCAGCAACGACCTCGCCCGTGTGAAGGTCTATGACGTGAAATGAAGAATAATCCTTACCGTCACCACGTGCAACGTCGCCAGAGATCACATACTTGTGCTCTGATAGCGGATACTTCCATATCCACACATTTCGATCCTGCCCGGTCCTCTCAACAGGTGCCTTTATATTGGCGTAGACCCATTTAAGGTCGTCGTCACCTAGAAATGTCTCGCCTGATGATGCAAAGTCACACAGAAGCTCTTGCGCCACCTGCCGTGCAGACATATTTCTTGTTTCTTTCTCGAACCACGACTGGTCGCGCTCAGGGTGTACATCCCAATTTAGCTTTATGGCCTTAAACTCGTTAACTCCAGCCTCGGCCTCCTTGTACAGCTTGTAATATTGACCGCCGACACCATTAGGAGTCGACAAGACAATAGCACGACCACCTGTTGATAGCGTGGGGTACAAACCCGTCCAGAGCTCATCAAAGTTTCTAATGAACGCCGCCTCGTCGATGATGAGGAGCGACAATGCCTCAGAACGTCCTGCGTCATCTGATGTTGGGATGGCTTTAATGGATGATCCGTGGCTAAACTCGACCATCTGCTTGTTATTTGCAACCACTTGTGGCAGTACGAGCCAAGGCGGCAAGTTACGAAGCATGGTCTTTGTCTTCTTGATGAAGTTCTGCGCGACCTGTAGCTTCGTAGCAATGATGAGGATGTTCTTATCTTTTTGAAAAAGCGCAAGCCAAACAGCATAAGCCGCAACTAGAGTCGATAGACCTAGCTGACGGCTTTTAACTACAACGGTAAAGCGATTATCAATAAAGTCTGTGACGCAGTCATCTTGAAATGGAAACGTCTTAAATGGCAGTAATCCTTTCGTAGGGTGCTGGATCTTAACGTACGTGTTGAAGAAATAGCTAGGATCCTTGCCGCACCTAATAATCTCTTGCACTTGCCGACTTTTATTTGGAGGTGCGGCTGACATAAATTAGTCTCCTAAGACGAAGACTGTCTTTCTTTTGTAGTAAGCTGTCCTCTTAGGATTGTGCGGTGACATTGAGATGAACTCAACTGAGTCGGATGTTTCTTCTTCCTTGATCTTTAGCGCACGTCCTGCAGCCTTCTTAAACTCGGACTTAAGATCCTTGACCTTGTCATTGATGAGAGACGCTGAGATTCTCTCTTGCTCTCTAACTTGACTTCTGATGTCGATGCCCATGACAAGGTTTGTCACTGTTGTGTAATTGAACACGAGTGTATTGCCTTGCATTGTTGTCTTGATTGAGAAAGTCGGTGACTTAATGGTTGAGCTTGAGCCGAACGTATCGTTCAATATTTGTCCGATGATATTGATCTCTTGCATGCTAAGCATTGTACCCTCTTGCCCGTCTCATTAGGTCTAGACGGCTGTTGATATATCTATGTATCTGTTCAGCAGATGGACGCCAGCCATTATGCCAATCTTCTTGACGCGCCTCAACAAGTGAGGTCGCACATTCCTGGCACATCTGGAATTTATCATAGTACATCCAGTCTCTATTCATATCGTGAGGAAATTCGCAAACCTCACAGAAAAATGGCATACTACTCACATGTCACCTTGGCATACCCGTCAACCCAGCTAATGTCGATGACGTTATCGACAATGTCCTTTATAGCATCTACGTGAGAAATGATAAGGATATTCTTGAAATAGCTCTTAAGGTTTGTCAAAAGGCGAGCACATGCCTCTAGATTGCTCTCATCCAGCGCTCCAAATCCCTCATCGATGATAAGCATTGTCGATTTTGGCAGTGTCGAGATGTTTGTTAGAGCAACGCGGATGGCAATTGATGAAATCATCTTCTCCATGCCTGATCCCAACTCGATAAGCCGACGGCTGTCACCATAGTTCAGATAAATCTCGACAGAGTTGCTATCATCGCACTCGATCTCGACTGTAAAGCCTGAGATTCCAGTGAGAATGTTAGAGATCTCAGCGTTAATTCTTGGTAGCGCGTTAGAAATGATCTCTTGCGGGACGCCCTTCTTAGAGAATGCTGCCTCAAGAGTCTCAAGAACACGAATAGAGTCTTGCGCCGCTGCAATTTCTAGGATTTGCTCATTAAGGTGACGAATCTTCTCAGTCTGCGTGCCAATCTGTGTCGAAATATCAAGCACGCTCTTCTCGAGTGACTTGATCTGTGTTGTCAAGCTATCAATCTTGTGGCTGTCAGGCATATCGATGCCTGCGATTGCTGTACGCAGCTCTTCGAGACGTGCCTTGCTTGTTGCCAATTCGGCGCCCTTGGTGCCTACACGTTCTTTTGAGAGATCGTGCTTGCCTCTTGTGCCACGAATGTCAATCTCAAGATCTCGTTGCAATTCTTTCAGCCGCTTTGCCTTGGAGAGCGCTGCCGCTGGATTCTCCTTCTCTAGGCTCGCGCTTCGAGACCGCATAATCTCGATTGTTCGCTCTTTTAGTGAGATCTGGTTCTCAATAGCAGGCAACTTACCCTTGTTGCTGTGACTATCACATATGAACTGGCAAGATGGGTATTGTCCCATACACGGGACTTCGCTAAGCAGCTCAACAGACTTAGCAAGAATGTCACGCTCCCGCTTTTTTGACTTGAGATCCCGATCTTCAGCTTGAATCTGGTTGGCAATATCACGTTGATCTTGCGCAGACTTCTCAAGATCATCAAAGTCGATGTTGCTTAATGCAGAATTAACTTTTTCGAACTTCTCTTCCTGCTTAGCAAGATTTTCTTCAAATTCTTCGATCTCTGCGTTTAGCTTGGTGATCTCGGACTGCAAGGTTGTAACAACTTTTTCAAGACGTGTCACCTCAAGACGATCTTTAACAACGTCCTTGGGGACATTGCTGTTTAGATCAGCAAGATTTGCGCGTGCAACATCAGCTTGATGCACCTTTTGATCCCGCTCAGTTGTTAAATCCTCAATGGTCTTGTTGCATTGATCAATTTTCTGCTTGCAATCAAGAACAGTTCCTGCAAGCTTGAGTTTGGACCTAAGCGGTGCACTATCAGCCTTGACCTTGTTGTGCAAGTCCTCAAGATAGTCTATGTCAAGGAAGCGAGTCAACATCTGCTTCCGTGCGGTCGACTTTTCATTAATGAACAGGTTCATGTTGCCTTGTGGCGCAAGGCACGTGTAGAAGAAGTCGTCCGATGTTCCAATTAGACGACGAAGGACTTTTTCTGTCTCACGTCGCTGTTCATCATTTAGGTCTGTGACCTCACCTGTTGACATCTTGGTAACAGACAGAGTTGTGGATGCCCAAACATCGGCTTTCTTTGGAAAATTCTTAGTGGTCTCTCTAAGGATCTCATAATCATCAGATGAGACAGTAAGATTAACCTTCGCACGGCAGTCATTTTTCTTAGAATTGATGACATGCAGGTTCTTCATGCTGCCACGATCAGTCGTGTTGTAGAGAGCGTAGACAATGGCACCGATGATAGAGGACTTGCCAGATCGATTTCGACCAAAGATGCCTGTGATGCCTGGCATCGAATCAAAATCGATGTAGTTGCTCTCTCCGTATGAGAAAAGGTTATCAAATTCAATGCGCCTGAGATCCCACTTAACGTTTCTGATGGCATCTTCAGCATCGGCGCGCTGTGACATGTAACCTTCGAGCTTATTGAGCGCCTCTTTAGTCACTTCCTTGGGGAGATCTCTACGCTTGATGAAA